TAAACATACCAAATGCGGATAGACCAGTACCAACGAGTGATAGACCAGTTAAGGCGGTGCTGCCAGAAATCCCCATAGTTTTAAGCCCTGTGGCTAAACCTATGTTAGCGTAACCTGCGGTGCCGGCACCTGTCATAACAGGTACCAAAGCGATTTGAGAGTATCCAAAACCACCTGCTGCGCCTAAACCAGCGCCAATAAGAGCGCCTTTTGCATCTCCTGTGGCAGCATATCCAAGACCACCGCCTATTGCGGCTCCGGCAACCGTTATTGAAACAGGATCACACATTATTTAATCTCCATAAAAAATTTCTTAAAAGGAACACCATTCCTTTTGATAATTTTATCCTCAACAGTAAACCCCATAGCCTGTATCCACCTTAAAGATAACCTGTTTTCTGTAGACACATGGTTTTCAAGGTAATTATACCCCTCTACCACATCATCAAATAACTCCTTTGTAAGCCGCATAAAGAGCCTCTTATCCTCAGTTAAAACATCGGTGCCAAGCATCCAGGCATACCCTTTATTACTAAGTAATGACATCCTCACTATACCAATCATAGCTTCAGGAGTGCCATCACCAAATATGGTCCAACAACTACCCTCTGCCTTAATTCCATTAAGCAACGCCTTATAAGGTGTTGTTCTGTGAGAAGCCCATATTTCCCTTACATCTGCCTCTCTCATTCTATGGGCTATTGGCATTATATCTTCCTGTTTTGATTTTTTTATTTCTACCTGTTTACTCATTTTCCTGTACCTGTACCTCCGGCAATAGACTTAAAATCGTCATCGGTAACGGTCCAATCTGCCTGATAAATACTGTTCCATCGTGGTCATACACATTGAGCATGGTTTTTTCTATGACCTGATTCAAGAGTGTTGGTCCTTCATTAGCCTCAACTCCTTCAGGTTTATATGGTTCCAACTCATCTGCATTCGGTCCAATCCTAATACCTGCCGAATCCTGCACCCTTATTTTGACAGTTGGTATAGTTTTCTTCCTTGCTAGAGCATCACCAAAGCCATTTAGGGAAGTCAGGTCTACCCCTATATTCTCTAAATCACTCGTATATGGCAAGCCTATATGAACTCTTGATGCTCCATCTGCAATCGTTATAGCTCCACCCGATACCGTCTTTGTAGTTAAATCAGCATCCAGGGGATTATGTACGGTGCCACCATCAGCAAGCACAGACACGCTTTCCCCTTCAAGATGCTGTAATCCTGATAAAGTAGTAGCAACCAATCTTGCCTCGCCTCCAGTTGTATAAGCAGTAAAAGCGCTTCCATCTATATCTGCATCAATCTCTGCCTTCCCACCGGATACATAAGTCGTGAATCCAGATGAATCCGTACCAACACCTGCTATGCTCTTGAGCGTAACTGTAGTAGACGTAACAGTATTAACCTGATAAGTGTTGCCATTTAACTCGGTCATTCCCACAACACCAGAAATCGTTATCTGCTGACCTTCGGTATGAGTATGTGTTCCAATAGTAATCTCGCAAGGATCGGCTCTTGAGGCTGCCGTGATTGTATATACGCTCTGTGTCCTGTTAAATAATTCAAAGCTATTTGTATTTTTATTTCCTATTTTATACCTGTTGCCGTTAAGTTCTGTCATACCCTCGACTTCGGCAATATCAATAAAATCTGCATCGGCAAGACCATGCGCTGTGGCAGTAACAACTACCGGTGAAGCAGCAGTCGCTCCGGATATAGTAATAGGAACATCCAGGCTTAAACCACTATCAACAAAGAATGAATCCTTTATATCTAAAACATCCCTGTTCTTCAACCTCTCCACATATTTCATCGTACTGGCGCTTCCAGTAGTACCTTCGATTGTACGCTCAACCACAAAATATACTCCATATTCGCTAGTAGTCTCCGGTATTGCTGCAATAGACTTGAACAAGCCATCGGTAACATGATGTGTCCATGCCCAAATCTGATGTTTTCTGAGATATGTAAGGGCATTAACTGTGCCATCATCCATTACGCACCATATAACACTATCCGGATCTCTTGCGTAAGCCCATTCAACAATCTTCCTTTCCTTGAATAAATGTTTTGCCAGGAGAGTCAAATCATCACCTGAAAAACCATTTGCTTCAATCGTATCCTGTAAGTCCCTGACAACCCTCTCACCGTCTTGGACATATAAGAACGATTGACCTACTTTAAGCGCTTCAATATCGCTAACCCCCCATGATTCCTGTTCTTCTGAGGATATATTTGTTTGAGAAAAGACCAAGCTCTCGCCTGTTGTTATTCTGAATATACCTGACGAGGTAAAGAGAAACAGGTCTTTCTGTGATTTTATATCCCTTATTTCATTAACATCATCAGCTACAACATTAAATGTTATCGCATCGTCAGCCTGAGTAACGGTAGAAACATTCATATTTGCAAACAGTCCCACTCTGGTCGTATAGAATGTAGAAGGAGTGTCATCCGGACCTGCAAATATTCTTCTCTGTTGATGGTAGGTCACACATCTAGGAGACTTATTCTGTTCGGAAACCTTTGCAACTCCGGCAGAACTATAGGGAGTAAACCCTGTACTATTAAGAGAAGTGCCTGTTTTATCCTCAAGATCTATAGTTGTTGAAGTGGCTGCCTTCACAAAGTATGTATTTCCGTTAAGCTCTGTCATTCCGACAACTGCAGACACATCCACCTGATCGCCAACAACCGGAGTTCTTCCCCCTGCCGTTATTGTTAACACACAGGGACTTGCCTGAGTCGCACCGGTGATGACAAAATCTTCAAATACGAATATTGGTTTCTTGTTTTCCGGAGGAGTTACATCGTAACTAGGAGTAATGAAGTTGTCGCTGAAGGCATTTGTTGACGCATTACCAATAAACCCAAATACTCCCGAAGCGTTATCATCACAATATATCTTCCATGTGACACCGGCAACATCGTCCCACGCTACGTCATTGGTTCTTGTCGCATCAGCAGCTAAGTCATGGTCTGCATTATTAGAACTTGACGCAACGCTCTCTTCACCTGTTGTATCATTTACAGCCGTAACCACATAATTTCTAACAAATCCTGTATTAGCTGTGCTTGGAGTCGCTGCTACTGTGGTCGGAGCAGAAGTCTGTGAAGTGAAATCCACCTGAGATACCGTCCAAACATCATGCGCTGTCCTTGTTATATCATAGATACCATTGTGGTCAGGATGTACCACGGTAAGAGTGTCGGCATTTTGGGTAAACTTTAATTTAGCCAAGTCTGCCTGTGGAAAAGGCGTGGCAAATATTGGCGTAACTTCTACCGTCCCACCCGATGAATATGTAGTGAAAGCTGAACTATCTATAGCTGTGCCGTATATATCCTCAAGACTTATTGTGGTTGCGGCTACAGCCCTTATTCTATAAAAAATATTGTTAAGCTCTGTCATACCTACAACATCTTTTATTAACACTTCTTGTCCCACAACGTATGAATGAGCGCCTATTGTCACAACGCATGGATTGGCTCTGGTAGCTGCTGTGACCGTATCAGCAGAGTGCATTACATAGGCTTGATCTTTGATAACACGAAAGAAGAAGTCGGAGAATTCTAGGATGTATGTTTGTTCGGTATTAAACCTGAACCGAATAAGGCGTGTTGTCTCTGTGGAGTCATGGACGGCACCAATGTACTCTAGTCCTGCCCTATTACTTGCACCACCTTCAACATGAACAATCATGTTTTTTAGTGTTCTACAAGCAGAGTCGAATTTCTGCAGGTCAGCCCTTCCGTAAATAGACGGATTAACTTCACCTGCTGCAAAAGATAGTTGTTTATTTACAGGCAAACCTAGCTCCTAGATTGTATTAATGAAGGATCCGCAGCCTTTCTATTTACGCTCTCATTAAAATTAGATGCTTTTGCGCTTGCTATCGCATTAAGATAAGACTGTTCCGCATTCTGTTTTAATTTTAAATTACCATTAAGAGATATTACGATCATGGTAGCCAGCTTCCACCCAAGCGCCTCTACTGCTCTTGGCGTGAAGAGTGTTATATTGGTTATCCTCCTTGTATATCTCAGTATTGCATCCTGCTTATCAGTATGAATATACTTCGCAGTCTTGTCATCATTAAGGTCTACCCTGAAAGGCACATCCTCTTCACTATCAAGCTGTCTTGTAATCTCCCTTGCATACACGCAGAGGGAAGGGTAGGTGTATTGGTATAGCCAGGGCAACGGTGGGGGTATAGTATCGGTTGACTCCTTAACAAGTGTCAATGTGTCATAGAAAGAAGCAAAATTCCAATCGTGGTCCTCAAGAACTACCTCTCTGGCAGCAAAGAATTGTGCCTCGCAAGTCTTACGCTCTACGCTATCCTCAGTTAATGAGTTTACCCTTGCCTTTGATGCTATATTATCCAACGCTAAATTGTAGACATCTACCTGACTCGACATAGTTTATTTTCCTTTATTGGATTTCTTTTTATTTCCTACTTTCTTACCTGTATTGGCTTTAGTGACTGTTGACTTCTTTGGACCAGCCTGTTCGTGAAGAGTCGTTTCCTTAAATTCAGTCTTTACCGGTTCAGGATCTTTTACTTCTACCTCATTAGCAACCCTTTCGCCCCATGACGGCATTTCAGTATTCTCACCGTTTTCATCTTCACCTCTGTCATCCATGTCGTAGTTAACGACAGCACCTGCCTTGCGAAGTCTACCGTCATAATAACAATCTTTTTTTACCTTCATCTTCACTAACATAACGAACCGCCTTTCTATAAAATTCCAAATTTAAACAATATAGTAAATATCCCAAATATTGCTATTGTCGTAACCGTTAATATTCTGACAATTCGGTCAAATATAATATTAGCATTTTTTCTGTCATCACCGGTATATTCAGCTTTAAGCTCTCTTGTTATTTTTATCTTTAAAAACTTTTCATTAACGCCATTATTAAATATGACCTGCTTTTCTCTAAACGCATAACACTCGTCAATATATTCTCTATGTGTAACAAGTTGCGCTTCAATTCTTGCGCCTGTCTGAGCGCAATCATCAGCCTTCTCATACAACCTGCCAATATCTTCTCGCAACATAGCAAATTCGCTTGGCGTCATTGAGTATCCTCTACTTCGTCTATCTTTTCCTTTATTTCGTCCAGGCTTCCAACAACCGTATCCCTAAACTCCTCAATGGCTTTTGCCTTCTTTACATCACCTTCCATCTTCACCCTTGCAGCAGCGATGGTCCCTGTGGCTCCTATAATTGCTCCAGCTACCGGCAAGAAGATACATCCACTCGTAAGCGCCAATAAGATGCTAATTGCCGCTAATTTAGTAGTAGTATTCATTCGCATATATCCTCGTCAAGCTCAATATCACTTTCAAAATCTACATCTTCCTCTCCATCATAATCAGTTACTTCCGCATTGTATTTATATAACCTGAACTTGTCCGACTCTTTTTCTATCGCCTCGTTTATTGCCCTCTGTAAATATCTTAATACAGGATAACAAGTTGGCATCTTTTCATGCTTACCCTTTATTTCTATATAACCCTTAAATTCTATTTGCCAATCATATAATTCTTTTTTTTCACTAACATCTTTTTTCTCTTCTTCTTCATATTCCATCATACAACAACCCTTACTTTCTCCTGTACCGGATTAAACTGAACCGAAGGAGTTCCTATCTCTGTAGGCGAATACCCTGCCTTTTCTGCATAACTTGTAGATCCTAATGTATATGTTTTTAAAAACGAGCCGCACATAAGACCTCTCCGGTCCCTTGAAATAAATTTCCCATATCGATTGAATCCCAATACCGTGCTAGGCGCAACCGGCTGGTCGTGTCCGTGTCCCACCATAACAACATCCACCGTATTCCAATCTGCCATGATATCTTTTATTCTATTTACCTTTCCCCCAGGCTTTCTACCGGCTATGTTGCTATGAGTGCCATATATATCAAAAGATATTTTCCAAGGATGCTTACTCTTTTCATTACTATTAACGAAACTCAGCCTGACTACTGCTGCATCATAAAGGAGTCTTACAGTAGGGTTTTTAATACTATTAACATTTACTTCTGCTGTTTTTGATTTACCCTTTATTCCAACCTTAATATCGTTAAGGTGTCTCCACATATCATAAAGACAGTCATAATGATAATTTGCCCTTACAGTTTCTTCATGATTACCCCTTAACAGCCCAACACATTTTTTTCGTATCGGATAAAATATCTCACATATAGTTTCAATCTGTTCCTGGCATATACGGTCAATACTTCCATTTCTATATTTTCTTGCTACCTGCCTGGGATCAAATCGCTTGTCCGAAAAATTTATCGCTTCTATATAGTCACCCATTCCCATCCAGAAATAAGTGGCGCTGTCTTTTATCTTATCTACAACCTTCTGTAAGGCATCTAAATCACAACCTGCATTACCCTCATGTATATCACCAAGTCCTATTAATGTAAACCACTCGTCAACGTGCCGATTACAAGGAATGTTTATTTGGTTAAATTCCATAATATAGTATCAAATATAGCGGTCTTCCCAAATCTCTTTATCTGTTAGATTCTTGCCGATTTGAAGTACCAATTATATCCAACACTTTTATTTACAGGCTATTCACGGCTACAAGAGCATCGTCCATATTAACATCTTTTAAAGATTCGGCTTTCTTCCCAAATCCATATCCACCATCTGCTCTTGAAATAATCCTGTCTCTTAACTCACCGACTTTTGATTTATTCCAATTATTAATTCTTGAATAATATCCCACAATTCTCGTAATGCCCTGTAAAACAATAGGCTTTCTTTCAACATTCAACACAATTAATATGTCGTTAAGAGGTTTTTCAATTACTTCTTCAACACTCACTTCAACGTAAGCACCATCAACCCCTTCGCTCAAACTTGTATCACGGAGAACAAACTCACTATCTTCTATACTCGTACCCAACAAATCAAATCTTTCGGAAGCTGTTACAGCCTCCACAAACGCTCCTATCTTGTCCTCCACAACACAACTTTTCATTCAACCCTCCTTATGAGTTATAAATGTTTACTCAGCTATTAAATGCTTGTATATTTCACAAGCCCTATCCACCTCCTTTTCAAAACAATCAATACAGAGTGTGACTTTCTCACCCTCCACGGTTTTAACTGTGTGATATGTATATGATTCATTTTTATTTAACTGTTTTCCGCACCTGCATATTATCTTTATCAATCTCTTCTTTCCAGCTTTTCAGTATATTTCTCATTTGTAACCTGTTATGGAAAGCCTTATTATAACAATTTGCTTGAACTCGTATCCCCATCGCATTTAATATCTGATCTGCGATCTCCTTCTCATTTTTTATTTCTGCTTCAGGCATTTCATAGTGCCGGTTTAGTTATTTTTTATTATACACTTCGATTTCGGCTCATGGATTAGGCTGGTTAATTCATATAGCATTTTTCTGTAAAACTGAGTAAACTCTGAATAATCATCGTATATATCTACCCCAAACAACATCCAGCTCTGCGTTTTATCGCTGTATTCCTGCCCCAGTATTATATAAACTTCCTCAAAGCCCTTGATAACAAAAAGCAACATCT